ACTTCTGTTTTAAAGGAAGCTATCCCAATTGCATGGAAAATAACAAGACCAAATACAGTAATAAAGATACCAGCAGGAATGCCAGTAGCAACATTTATTCCAATATCTTTAAAGCAGTATCAGGACATAGACCTAGAAATTAAAGACAAAGTGTTTGTAGATGATCAAAAAATGAAGGCGGAAAGACTAAAGGTTTGGGAAGAGATTTCTAAAAGAGGCGAGTTTACTAATTTCTATAGAGATGCTGTAGAATATGATGGTACAAGCCTAGGAAAGCATGAGTTGAAGTCTTTAAAGTTAAAGATTACAGACCTTACTTCCAAAAACAAGAAATGATATAATGAATATATGAATCAAACAAATCAGGACGCTACAGTAGTCTACAAAACTCCATCCCTTACGCCATCTGGCTTTTTTGGTACAAGCAAAGATATGATTGTCGAGCTTGAAAACTTTATGACTCAAGAAGAAATAGAATTCCTTGAAGCAGCTGCTAGAAAAATTACTATATGGGATATAACAGAAAGCCATGTTAATGAAAATGGTACAACCGTATACGATGCTAACTATTGGAAAGATAGAGTTTGCACTAGCCCATCTTTAGATAAAAATGACCCAGAAATTAGACCAGTGCTCCAGGGTTTATTTGAAAGACTAAAGCCAATCGTTGAAGATTTTTATAAGGTTAAGGTAACCCCTACGGGAACGACAATTGTAAGATGGCTACCTGGACAGTTTCAAAAACCTCACGCAGACAAAGAACTTCATGAGCTTCCAGATATTGGGATGCCAAATGATTTTCCTTATTATGATTTGTCAAGCTTATTTTATTTAAACGATGACTATGAAGGCGGAGAGCTTTACTTTCCACTACAAAATGTTCAGTTTAAACCCAAGAAAGGCGCAGCATATTTTTTCCCAGGAGATATGAACTATATCCACGGGGTAACAGAAATTAAGGGTGCCATTAGATACACATGTCCTTTCTTTTGGGAAATACTAGAGCATACTGGAGAAAATCAGCCAGATCCAAATAAAAAATATTATAGAACACTTATGGATGAGGATATAAATAAATGAGTACTTCAGAAAGATTAACGTCAGACATATTAGTATTTAAAAACTTTTTAACAAAAGAAGAATCTTCTGCAATCATAAAAGTTTTAGAAGAACAGGTATTAAATGAAAAGCTATCCTGGACTCCAATTACATTTTATGAATCATATTCTTCAGTGCTTCCACAAGATGGGGACGAAGAGCTAGAAAAATTTGGATTGCCATCAGATTTTTTTTCAACACTTCAAAATAAAATTATTGATGCAGTAGCAGAGGTTCATGGACACTCTTCTTCAGATATCCATAAGATTGGATTTCATGCTCAAAAATGGGAGCCAGGCGCATTTGCAAAAGAGCACTCTGACAATACAGATTTGCAAGGAAATACTGGTCCGTTTGAAAGAAGTAGATACGCAGCGTTCTTGTATTTAAATGATGAGTTTGAAGGCGGACAATTAATATTTAACAAGCAAAATCACACACTTGTTCCAGAAACTGGTTGCCTAGCAGCCTTTGCTGGCGGATTTGATAATACGCATGAGGTTACAATGATTACTTCTGGTATTAGATATACTTTGGGATCCTTTTGGGATAATAGGTCACCAGAGTCATACCCTCAAGAAACGATAGATGCCTGGGATGCAGAAATGAAAAAAATTAGAGAAGAGCAAGAGGTTATAAAGTCAGAATGGCAGGATGCATTAAAAGAAGGTTATAAGATAGATCTAGATGGCAATAAATATAAAATAGAGGAGAACGACTAATGAAGCTAGAAGAAAAATTACATGAAAATGTTTACATGTACTCAGATGTAATCGAGAACCCCCAAGCAATTATTGATTTAATTAATAAGCTAGATTCTGATGAAAGAGTTCATAAGGTTATCCCAAGCTGGAAAAACTGGAATTCAAGTAGCAGAGACGGAAACATATTTGGAAAGAAAAAAGACTTTAATCTTTCTGAGGTAGAGAATTTAGATGAAGACATAAGAAAAGATGTAGACTTTATTATATCAACAATTAGAAATGCTATTAAAAATATATCAGAATCTTTTATTGTTGATAGAGGTCTTAAGGGAGTACCAAACGTATCACCATTTGTCGGTATCCAAAAATATATTGAAGGTTGTGCAATGGGCGCACACTTTGATAGACAGGCTGGAGACAACAGCTTGGAATGGTCAATTATTATTTATTGGAATGATAACTACGAAGGCGGAGAGATATCATTTGTTATCAGACCAGAAGATCTGAGATTAGAAATGAATGGTCATCTTAGACCACCAGATGATGCGCTAGATCCAAGAACAAAAGACATGGTTACATTTACTGCAAAGCCAAAGGCTGGAAGCGCATTGATATTCCCGTCTACAGATCCATACAAGCATCAAGTTCATATAATGAAATCAGGAGAGAAGTTTATTACTCCTGGATTTATATTTGTTGACGGTTATGTTGTTGGAGGTCCAGGCGGACCATCAGAAGAATACATTAGAGCCTATCACGAACAAAACCAGGAATGATTTAATCCTTGTCAGACTATAAAATTGTAAGGTTATCTGATCAAGTTTATGAAATACAAAATTTTATAACACAAGATGAGCTTGATCAGGTAATGCAGTTTATAGGATTAAGAAACGAATCTGACTGGTACGGAGAAGATGTACAGTATGAATTTTGGGACACCAAGGTTTTAAATAGAAAATTTATTTATCCAGATAGCAAGATTTTAGACTTTCATTCTAGAATCTCTAATTTGTTTTCTGGAAATCATGATGTTACTGGAATAAACTTACAAAGATACAAAATTGATGAATTCCTTGGACTTCACACTGATGATCATGAGGGTCACAGGCTATCTAATCAAAAGGTATTTTACGGTGCTGTTCTTTATTATAATGATAATTATGATGGAGGAGAAGTAGAATATCCTGAGTTAGAAATAGTGCATAAGCCAAAAAGTAGATCATTGCTTATACATGGTGGTAAAGTCTTACACGGAACAAAGCCAGTTAAAAATGATGTAACTAGATACATATCATCAGTATTTATTAAACATCATATTGATGATAGCATATCATTGAATAAAGAAATTTTTGGAGAATATCATGGAGTATAAGGGAAATAGTGGACAAGAAAGATTTGTTATTGAGCTTCTTAAAAATAAAGAAAATGGTTTTTATGTTGAGCTTGGAGCGTTTGACTCTAAAAAAGGAAGCAACACGTATCATCTAGAAACAGATTACAATTGGAAGGGGGTATCCTTTGAGATAGATCCAGAAAGACATGCGGAGTTTGTATCAAACAGAAAGAACCCTTGTATATTAGGAGACGCTACACACTTTAACTATATATCTTACTTTGAAGAAAACAACTTTCCAAAACAAATAGATTATCTTCAAGTTGATATAGATGCTGGTTACACCCCAGAAGGAAATTCTGTTGGGAATCCATATTTAACACTACATGGATTAATAGCAGTGCCTCTTAGCAAATATAGATTTTCAATAATTACCTTTGAGCATGACTCGCAGATTGAGTACAATAATAAGGGAATGAGGGAAGCTCAAAGAGAAATTTTATCATCTCTTGGATACAAGCTTGTAGTTAGAGATTGGCATGAAGATTGGTGGGTAGATCCATATGCTATACCGTATTTGGATTTTAGAGAAAAATTTAAGATGGCGTGGACATAATGAGTGGGCAACTAAAGCAAGAGCATCATGATGTAGTTAAAGAGTATGTTAATTCAGTTAATGAAAAAATAAGCGACGCTTACATGCTTACAATTGCAAGGGATGGGGAAGAGCCAGCGAGATCAATTATATTTTTCCCAAATGCGATTGAGGCAGCAGAAGCATATAACATGTACAATGACTGGGGCTTTGCAAAGCAATACCTTACAGTAAGATTATATGAGCCTACAGGAAAAGTAAATGAAAAGGTGTTTAAGAGAAATCAGGCGGGGGATCCAACATTTCTTAGAACAAACTATATAGATGTCACAGAAACGTTATTGGGTCTAAAGCCTTTAATTTCAGATCAGGCATACGAAAATACCTGTATGGAAATAATGACATCATTTGCCAAAGATAACTGGAGATTTGACCCAGAAAGATTCCTTTTGAATTTGGGTATTGAAAAAAAGCTAGACTGCTAATTTTATGATTATGTAGTATAATATTGAATATGACTCCTTATAAAAGAATCCCCAGAAGACATTTTACAGATCTTCAATTTAACCCATACTTTCAAAGTCATGGGTTTTTGGAAAAGCAGGAGAAAGTAGATAAAAAAAATAAAGAAGACTTGAGATCTGTAATTAAGTTTTTTCAAAGAATCTGGTTTAAAAAATAATGTCGTACTATTTATCAGCTATAAAAGATTTTCCAATTGGAATGTGGAAACTAGATGAGCTATCTGGCTCAGTAGCGTATGATATATCTGGCTGTGGTAATAATGGGTCTTATGTTGGACAAATTATTAAATCTGGAATGCCAATTGTTTCTGGTGGCTTACACTCAACCAAAGTAGATAGCAGCAACTATTTACAATTTACTTTATCAAAAGATTTTTCTGGTACAGATGGTACTGGTGGCTTTGCAACTATCGATACATATGATAACGATTTTAGTTTAGAGGTATGGTTTCACCCCAAAACTTTAACATCCCTAACTCCTATACTTGCAGACTCAAGCGGTATAGGTTTATATTGGGATAAAGGTAATGTGGTATTTAAATTAGAAAATGAAAGAATTGATTATTCAGTTCCAAACCCAGACAGAGTAATACATGCAGTTGGAGTTTACTCAGTCAACTCCATGTTGCTATATGTAGATAGTGTCTTGGTTGCATCTAAAGCAGTAGACTTTAAGTTTACAAATACTAGTGTGACTCTTTATTCTGGACCAGCATCTAACACAGAGCACTTTTTGATAGATTGTCCAGCAGTATACAGATACTCTATTTCACAAAGAGCTATATCCTCACATTACAATAATTTGTTTTTAAACAATGACGAGCAGGTGTCTGTTCCAGATTTGGGAGAACTTTTTAGGGCTGCAGAAAAATATCAAGATATAGAGACAAAATATGTTTATCCAGTTCAGCAGTCCTGGGAAACTTTGATTTATGATAATGAGGCTTTGTCATACAACCCAAGCAATAATAGCATACGTTTAAATTCAGGATTCTCCAATGGAGAGTTTGTAGAAGATCTGGTTTTAAATATTACAAAGCAATACGTATCTTCAAAAATAGAATGGGTGTCATCTAAAGGGGTTTCAGTATATGTCTCAGAAACATCATCACTTGGCCCGTGGAGAATATGTTCAAACGGATCTTCTATTCCAGAATTTACACAAGGTTCTAGCTTTTCTTCACAAAAGATACTTTACTTTAGAGTAGTCTTTGATTCATCAAATCCAGATCTTTACATTCCAGAACTCTACTC